AGGTGGTAAAGCAATGGGCTTGCAGTCACGCTCGCAAGGATATCTGCTGCAGAAGTTGGTGAACTATCTCCATAAAGAGCGTAACATTATGCTATTCGTTGCTCACCAAACAGTTGACTTGAGCGGAATGTTTGCGGTAACAAAAGCCAAAATGGGAAACACGGTTCATCACAACATGCACAACATCGTCAAGCTGTTTCTTTCCATGTCAAAGAGCGAAATGGAGCGTGAAGAGAACAACATGATTACCTCACAACGAGCGACCTGGACTGTTGAAAAAACAAAACAGATTCCTACAATCGGCGCAACAGGTTATTATTATGTACTTCCGCAAGAGGGCAGAATTGACCAAAATCGTGAGATCATTGATATTGCTATTGAGATGGATATTATTCAACGCAAGGGCGCTTGGTATTCCTATGAGGAAAGCAAATGGAATGGCATGGGCTCAATTGAATTGACTGATAAACAATCAAAAGAGATTCTTAAAAAGATTAACTCATGAGTGATGATCTTAAGCGGTTACGAGAAATAGTTCGTAATTATGTAAAAGCTGAGGATGCATATCTCAGTGCGTACCCAGAAACTGACACATCTCAGTTGAAAGAGAAAGTTGATGAAGCATGGAAGGCGCTAAAGAACGAGGTGTTGTAATTGATATTTTCAATTCATACTGATCAGCATATTAAAGATGCGGGCGGTGTGTTTGGGTATGCTTATGGCTACGACAATATTGTAAAACATTTTAATCAGTTTACTTATCGTGGTAAACAATTAGAAGTCGTGGATAATGACCCATCCGCTCAGATTCAAATGTTTTATATGGAACCAGAATGGCATAACCCTGTCACTGGTCATGATTTTAGGCAACCAGGGTTCAAGAAACACCATGATCACCAATATAAGATTAATGGCACATACTTAGAAGCTACAAAGGCTTGGGATTGGTGGATTCCCACCATGAAAACATTTGATGAAATCTGGGTAGGCAATCAATTCTCTGTTGATGCGATTCGCAATTCAGGCATTGATACACCTACATATATTTTTGAATTAGGTGTTGATGATATGTGGACACCTTTTAAAAGAGGAAATCGGAAGAAGATTAGATTTCTTCATGTTGACTCAGACAGTCCTCGTAAAAGAGCAGACCTTGTTAAGACAGCATTTCTTGAGTTATTTAGGGGGAGTAAGGATGTTGAGCTTACATTGAAGCATCACGGGGTTGGTGATTCAATTGGCTACAGTGTTATGGACCTTTTTAATCAAGGTGATGAAAGTAATGTTAAGAGAATATTTAAAACACTTTCGCAAGAAGAGATGGTTCAGCTATATCACGATCATGATATCCTAATTTATCCGACAGAAGGTGAAGGGTTTGGGTTGATACCTCTTCAGGCGTTAGCAACAGGTATGCCTACTATCTCAACAAGCAAATGGTGTTCGTATGAGAAATATCTTGGTAAGAATATTATTGAATCAACTCTTGGTAAAACACAGCACTCTGGTTATCACACTGGCGATGTCATCCTTCCAGATTTTGACTCAACCGTTGAGTTGATGAAGAACGCAGTTGATAATTTTGATGCTCAATGTGATTACTATTATAAGCAAGCCCCTAAAGTTATTAAAGAATACAACTGGCAATCTCAATGCGATAAGATGCTTAAATCTTTGATTAAGCGTGTTGGGGTGGAAATGTTTGAGCCTGTGGGCAAAGTGTCTAGGGTGAAATATATATATTTTCAAAGAGGCTCTGGGTATAGCACAAGCTCTGGTGTAAAATTTTCAAAAGAAAATCCAGTGCAGAAGGTGTCTGACGAAGAATATAATTATTTAATTATGAATTCTAATTTTAGACAACCAACAGACCAAGAGATTACGAAACACTTAGGAGAGTGATTGCATGATTATCATAGGTGTGAGATCCTATAAATGCTTCTGTCCCAAGCCCATCCCCGAAAACCCTGAGTGTGGTGACAAGGAGTCTGAGGATGATTAGGTGGTTTATTATGTTTAAAAAGAAAATGGATTACGCTAAAGAAATTAATGATTTAAAGAAAAGAATTGAAGAAAATGAAAACAGACTTGCAATTCTTCGTGTACAATACATTCTAATGAAATCTGACCGAGACCGACTGAAAGAACTTATTAGTGAAAAGAACTGAAAAAGAAGAAATTAAGCGTGACAAAGCAAAAGCTGTCAAGAATTCAGGTCGTGGACTTAAGAAAGGCGATGCCTCTCTTCACAAGTTTTTAGTTGATTACAAGCATAATGAAAAAACTTTTACGCTAACTCTCAAAGCCTGGGAGAAGATGAGAAAAGACGCTTTTAACGCTAATTATAAATACCCGTGTATTTCCGTTGTGTTTGGTGAGAATTCCCAAACGAAAGTCGCTATAATTGATTGGGATGTACTCCAGGATTTAATTAAAGGAAGCGAATATGAAGTTTAAATTTTGTTGCGATAAACTATCTGGTCACAAGAGTCTTGGTATAAACCTTGATCATGATGAATTTGCCATTGGTGTAAATCTTATATTTTGGTTTGTTGGGATTGCAAAAGTCTATCCGCCATATCAAGCTTTAGTTAAAACAGAAGATCTTAGAAAGGATATGTAATGCCAGATATTATAATTAATAAAGAAGTTCTTGCTGAGCAAATGGGCGATAAAGCGGAGGAATTTATAGAATGTATAAGGATAGTTGAAGACATTATCCACAACCCAGACCATTATCTAGGCGGGCAGGCTGTTAAGTATGCTAATATATTAGCGGCGTACAGAACATTGATGATTATTAAATCACAAGCTTTTAAAAGAAAGTCTGCGGTTATGAATGATCAAGATAAGTTTGTTAATGATATATGGAAAACCATGTATGAAGCATTAGGTGAAAACATAAATGCACTTAAACTCGCTGCGAAAGGCGGAATGTAATGAAATCACTAAAAGTATTGAGGAATCCAAAGCCAGTAGAAGTCGCAGTGGAAGTTCCAGAGGAGAGCTTTACTACCGCTCAGTTAGTAGATAGTTTAAATAAAGCTATTGACGAAAGTCTGACGGAAAGAAATAAGCCAGAATTTAAAAAAGTTAAGGGTTTTCACCCAAGCTATACCAACCAATGTTCACGCTATTGGTATTATATGTTTGATGGGGTTAGCGTAACTCCAGACTTTAGAGCGCAAACGCTTAGAATCTTTGATAATGGTCATGCTGTTCATGACAGGCTATACGGATATTTTAGAGAGATGGGCATACTGGTAGCCGAAGAAATTCCTGTTACTTATTCATCGCCCCCGATTGAAGGAACGGCAGATGGAATTATTAACTGGCATGGGGAGAAGTTGATTGAATTAAAGTCAATCAGCTCAGAAGGTTTCCATTATAGAAAACTGCACAACAAGCCAAAGGATGAGCATTACAGACAAGCGCAGATTTATATGGAGTGCTTGAATTTAGATGGCGGTTTTGTTATTTATGAATGCAAGAATAATCAAGAAATTCTTCCTATTTATATTGAAAAAGACCAGGCTTTCATAGACAAGCTCTTTAAGAAATACAGAGATATTTATGGGAATTACACTAGCGGTAATATCCCCGACAGACCGTACAAGAGAACATCTAAGCATTGTTCAGATTGTAATGTGGCTGCTTTATGCTGGGGAGACAGTGATTAATGATGACGAAAGGACATGTAAAAATTTAGATTGCAGTAGACCGTTTAAGGCTAAATCTTATAATAGTATTTATTGTTCAGCAGAATGTAGAAGAATTGTTACAAATGCAAAGCTATTAAGTAATTATTATGAAAAAAAAGCTAATATAAATAAAAAAAGAATTTGTAAAACAAAAAGTTGTGAAACTATATTGTCACGGTATAATAAAGAAAATATCTGTGAAAAATGTAAAAGAGAAAGATATGTTCAAAGGCTGGTCGGTTGGGGTTGGGAAGAAGGCTCCGTCAGGGATAGTCTGTAATGAATCTTAAGAACATAGTTAATTCTCATGATAAAAGAATTTTATCAATAGATCCATCATCTCATTCTTTAGGTTGGGCTGTTATTGATTTTAACAACGGTCTAAAGCTTGTTGATTGCGGTAAAATCAAATTTACAAAAACAAATGATATTTCTATAAAATTTAATGAAATTAATGCTGGTTTAAAGGAAATTTGTAAGAAGCATAATCCTAGCGTAACTATTATTGAGCAATCAGTTTATATACAAAATTTTCAAACAAGCAGGGTTATATCTTATATAATTGGCTACACCTGGGGAATTGTTCAGGGTTATTGTTTTAAAGTTATGGACATTAACCCGATTCTTTGGAAGCGAGGAATCGGGTATAAAAATATATCTAAAACAGATAAAATGGTTTTTGACACAGAGGCTAAGAAGAAGAAAGAAAGAAAAGATCGTGTCAGGGATATTATTACTGATTACTTCCAGATGGAAGAGGAAAATTTGAAAGATGATGACATTGTTGACGCAATTGGCATTGGTCTTTGGTATTATTTAATGGTGGTATCTAATGGCTCTTGAACCTTATAAAGACAAAAGCTGGCTTTATGAGCACTATGTAAAGAAGCGGATGAACTTAACTGACATTGTGAAGTTATTAAAGCAAACTTACAATGTTGAAATCACTCCGCAAGGTCTTTATAACTGGTGTAACAAGTACGATCTATTAAAATTCAGGGGCAAGGGAAGGAACTTGTCTGCTACTTCCAAGAAGCCAAAATCGCCAATGCAAAGGAAGGCTGAACAAATGAAGCGTGATAGGAGAAAATCAATGCAACAAAAAAAGAAGGGTATGGGTAGATAATGCAAAGAAAAGTAGCGGCAGGAGATTTAGGGATTTTCGCAGAGCTTGACATGGTTTATAACCAAGCAAGAATGATTGAGGCAAGCCAGAATAAAACAAAATACAAATGTCTTGGCTCTGGTAATTGCTGCTCAATTGGTTTAACAATTCACATGACAGAGTGTGCCAATATTGCATTCAATATTACCCAGCAATTTTATTTGCATTTGGAAAACAAAGGTAAGGATTTTGCGGATGAATGGTTTAATTCAGTAGTTAATTCTTTAAAGGAGGCGATGTATGATGAGACATGGCAGTTCGGTGGTGAAACTGAAAGGAAATGCGCTTTCTACAAAGACGGTTGCACTATCTATGGGTTTAGACCTTTGGTGTGCAGAAGTTATGGGGCTTTTGTCGGTGTTGACGATGTTTGCCCTAGAGAAAGAAATGTTTATGGCATTGTAGAACACTTTTCTGGGACACCAGTTGAGGGTATGGTCCAGCAATTCCAGAATTTGCTAAGTAGATATTCAAAAGACAAGGACTCAAATTATGATGTTGTTGTTTATATGCCGTTAGGTGTGCTGAGTTTCTTACTCACGCCAGAAGAATTAGAAGATCTGGCGGATAAAACAGATGACCGAATGTGGAGAGCTGTTGAAGGTTGGTTTAATTACCGAGTTGAATATACAAAAGTTCACGGATTACCCTTGCCTAAGCTAAGAGAGGCTGCAGATGCTGCTGGGAAAAAGATTGCGTTTCAAGTAGAAGAATGATCACTTGGACAGATAATGGTTCGTCAAGAATTGGCGAAGGTTATGGCGATGCTTCATATCATCTAACAAAGCACATTAGTAAGAGCGGGTTAGATTTTCGTAAGATTGAAAATGAAAGTCCGCAAGAAATTAGCGGGCTTCAGATTGGGTATGCAAGAACAAACGATATTCATGAAGGTGTGGTGATCAATCACTGCCTGCCAGAATCTTATGGCAAGTATGGCGATTATAAGATTGGGTTCTCGTACTGGGAGACTAACCAGCTTCCAGGTGGGTGGATAGATGATTTAAACAGAATGGATGAAATCTGGACTGCATCTGATTTCATGCGGTCTGTTTTTATAAACAGTGGAGTTACAAAACCAGTTTATAATTTTCAATTAGGCGTTGACCCTGAGATATATTTTCCTCGTAAGAGAATCAGGAAAGGACCATTTACTTTCTTAAGTATCGGCTCCCCATCTACGAGGAAAAACTCCCAGGTGGCTGTTGACGCATTCATTAAACTGTTTGGTGGGAATGACCAGTACCAAATGATTTATAAATCCAAAGGACCAGCTGATGCGAGATCAATTATCAACGGGATGAAGGACAAGCTTGATCATCCGCAGATTAATATAATTGATTGGGAAGTCAGCGCAGAAGAACTTGGTCGTATTTACGATAAAGTAGATTGCGTACTGTATCCTACAAGTGGAGAAGGATGGGGGCTGCTCCCGTTCC